GAGTGCGGCGGTGGACTATTCCACCATGAATGTGTTCCAGAAGTTGCAGCTTGCCCGTGTACGCTTCCTCGAAGCAGGCGTGGACAAGAGCGGTAAGCACATGAAGCTCGAATATAAGTATTTTGAGCTGGCGGACATTGTTCCCAAGGCGGAGCAGATTTTCCTTGAAATCGGCCTGATGATGGTTCCGTCCATGTACGGCGACAAGGCGACCGCTCGTGTCTACAATGTCGATGACCGTGAGGACTTCATTGACTTTGTTGCACCGTATACCCCCATCGCCCCCATCGTGTCCAACGCTGGCAATCAGGTCACAAACGAAATGCAGGCGACCGGCAGCTCCATCACCTACATTCGCCGCTACCTGTGGCAGCTCGTTTTGGACATTGTGGAGCATGACAGTATCGACAGCGGCGAGTTTGACACAACTCCCGCACCCGCTCCCACCGTCACGAAGAAGTCCCCTGTGACCACTGAACAGCGTCAGGAAATCAAGAAGGAACTGACCGGCGCTCCTGCTGGTGCGGCTACCGAGGAACAGGTCGGTACGCTGAAAAGTCTGCTGAAAAAGCTCATGGATATTGACGCAGAGCAGGAACAGTTCGTGCAGACCATCGCCATGAAGACGGAGGGTTTCTCCAAGATCGAAGCCGACAAGTGTGACGCTCTGATCGAGGGCGTGAACAATATGCTGGCTGGCTACGAAATGAAGGCGGCGAAGGAGGGCTAAGGCATGATTGAAATTGATTGCCGTAAGTGCGTCAACGCAGACTTGGAAGCGGATTGCTGTAAGCTCTACGGTAACAATCCTGATACTGCCGTTCGGGAATGTGCCGCTGATGAATTTGTGAATTATAAGGAGGTAGACAAAAATGGAATGGCTTGACGGTAACAAAATCCAGATTATCCCTCCCAAGCGTCCGAAGAAGCTGACCGGTACTCGCTTCGCCACTATCCTCGGTCTGAACCCGTGGTCTACACCGTTCGAGATTTGGTGCGAAGTGACCCGCACCTATCAGAAGCCTTTCGAGGACACGATCTACACCATCGCTGGTAAGACCATCGAGCCTAAGCAGGCTGAGTACATGAAGCAGACCTACTTCATGAGCAATCTGGTCACACCGACCGACATTTGGGGCAAAGACTACTTCCGTCAGACCTACGGTGACTTCTTTAGGGAAAGCCCCGTTCTTGGCGGTATGTGGGACTACTTGCTCTATGGCAAAGATGGTAAGCCCACCACCGTCCTCGAAATGAAGACTTCCAAGCGTGTCGAGGACTGGAAGGACGATATTCCTGAGTATTACGCTTTGCAGGCGGCGTTGTACGCTTACCTTCTCGGCGTGGACGAGGTTATCATGGTCGCTTCCTTCCTCGAACCCAAGGACTACGATGCCCCTGAGAAGTTCGTGTGCAGCGGTGAGAATACCATCACCCGTCCCTTCAAGGTGTCCGAGCGGTATCCTGACTTCGAGAAGAAGTATGTGAAGCCTGCCCTGAAATGGTGGAAGGACTATGTGGAGAGCGGCATTTCTCCCGCCTTTGACGAGCGCAAGGATGTTGAAATCCTGAAAGCCCTCCGCACCAACAACCTGTCTCCTGAAACGGACATGGCGGCGTTGGTCAAGGAAGCCGAAGACCTGAAAACCAAGCTGGACGCTCACGCTGCTGAGGTGGCTGAGGACGAGAAGCGGTACAAGGTCTTGACCGACATGATTAAGAAAGCCGCAATCGCTCAGTTTCGTGACGGTGACAAGAAAGTGTCTATCGCCGGTTCTGCCTATAATTGGGAAGTCAGCCGTACTTCTACCACGAAGATCGACAAGGACGCTATGAAAGCGGACGGTATTCTGGCGAAGTACACGACCACTGAGGACAGCTACCGCATTTCCCCGAAAGCTATTAAGGAGGATTCGTGATGAACAACCTGGATGTCTGCGGTATTTTGCAAACCTACGCCCTTAAAGCGAGAAATGCTAAAAATAAGGAACAACTCAAAGAAATTGTTAGAGAGTTGAAGAATGAGTTGGATTTAAGAAAACTCTATATGCCGAAGGAGGATTGACCATGAAGTTTTCCAAGTTCGTGAAGTCCCTCGCCCCCGATGGCGGCGCTATCTACGAGTATATGGACGAACGCTGGCTTGCTTCCCCGTCCGTACTTATGCTCATTCCCGATGGTATCCGCAGCGTGACCGGTTACAGCAACGAGAAAATGCCTGACGGCATTGGTCGCCTGATTTCTCAGGTCGGTTGCACCGAGTACGCCACACTGGTCAAGGCAATCATGCCTGAGCCGGACGGCGCAATCAAAGATTGTGTCCGTATCTTCGCCACGCAGGACAGCACCATGACCCTTCCCGTCACCAACGATGACTGGTCGCTGATCGAGAAGTCTGATTTCTGCGAAATCTTGTACGCTTACGATCTGGAAAGCGACAAGAGCGTACCGAAAGCCCTGCTGGTCAAGCAGTACGCCAAGTACCCCGATGACGAAGACCAGTTGGTTGGTATCATCTTCCCCTGCGAGTATGCAGAACAGCTCAATTTCCACACCATAAAAGAAGTATGAGCGTTTGTGGTGGTTGCCCCATCTATTACAATGAATATTTCGGTGTTTATTGTGGAGGTGGGTGCTTAGGTCAAAGCACTTGTGCCGAAAACCTAATAACTCTCGTTGCTAATATAGCAGACACTATTACAAGATCAAGAAAGGACGATAAAACAATGGCTAAAATCGGACTCACCGAGGGTTTCACCCTCATTCCAGAAGGTACTCATGTCTTTCAGATTACCAATGTGAAGTACAAGGAAGACTTCGGCAAGCTGGAAATCTATATGCAGACGCAGAACGGCAGTAAGCACATCGAGCGATTCTCTCTGCTGAAATCCGATGGCTCTCCCAACGAGGGTGCATACAACGCTTTCAGCTACTTCGCCAAGACCGCCCTCGGTAACTTCGACCTGACTGAGATCGACCACACTGACCTGATTGGTCACTTCATCGAGTGCGATGTAGAACATGATGTTCAGGAGAACAAAAAGAAACCCGGACAGAGTATTACCTTCGTCCGTTTGGCTGATAAGCGTCCCTCTGAGGGCTGGGGCGGCTCTGGCAATACGGTTGCTACCCCCGCTGTTAAAACCGCTCCTGCGGCTTCTCAGACCGCTCCGAAGTCCCCGATGGATTTGGCAGCTCTCCTTGGCTGATACCGAGTGCGAGGGAGGGCTAATTTGAAAGGCTCTCCCTCGCCAATGGTATGTTGAAAACTATGTTGAAAGTGAGGATAAGCCACAATGGCAGAAGCCTATATTTGTTCACTCTCCAAGGTTCAGCGCCACGCTGAAATCTGCAAGGAGATCAACAAGCTCTATGAGCGTAAGAATCATGACTACGGTAACAGCTTCCACCAGACCTTCGTTGAAGAAGGAATGGCGATGGCTCGTATCCGGTTGGGCGATAAGTTCAGCCGCTTTAAGACCCTCTCCCGTGGCGGTGAGCAGAAGGTCAATGACGAGTCTATCCGAGACACCCTGATTGACCTCGCAAACTACGCCATTATGACCGTGCTGGAAATGGAGGTAGCGGAAGATGTTGCAGATTAAAACCATTCGGAACCGTCTGGACAATCCCACCCTCTTTGACGATGAAGTAAATGCGGCTCTGCGTGATGGGTGGACTCTGAAAAAGAGAACCGTTATACGGCCTATCGGCCAGTCCGAGTCCGTCTATATGCACACGATGTTGTATGCAGAGTTGGAGAAGGAGGTCGCTGACGATGACGCTGAATGATTATCAGAAAGCTGCCGAGCGTACCTCCGGCAACCTGACTTCGTGGGATAAGGTTCGCAACGGCTGTTACGGTCTGAACGGCGAAGCCGGAGAGTGCATTGACATTCTGAAAAAGGCCGAGTTTCAGGGTCATGCTTTCGACCCGATGAAGATGGTTGACGAGTTGGGCGATGTTCTCTGGTATGTCGCACAGTTGGCGACCGGCTTGGGTGTGACCCTCGAATATGTGGCACAGCACAATGTCGATAAGCTGCTGGCTCGTTACCCTGACGGGTTCGACAGCGAAAAGAGTATCCATAGAAAGGAGTACGAAAATGCCTGACTGCTTCTCCAAGTCCGAAGTGACTGATTTCATGAACTTCATGAAGCTGCCTGACGGAACCTCTGTTGTTTCCGATGACATGATGGAGTACCTGATGGCTTACGGCTTCTTCACCGCCCCTTCTTCCACCAAGTACCACGGCAATTACGAGGGTGGTCTTCTAAACCACTCCCGCATGGTCACGGAGTACCTTCTGGCGCTCACTCAGGCCAATCACCTGATCTGGCGCAAGGCTCGTTCTCCCTTCATCGTGGGTATGTTCCATGACCTGTGCAAGATCGACCAATACCGCCACCCGGTAACAGGCCACATTGAAGAATTTAATGGTGGGCGCACACCGATCTATGACGAACAGGCGTGGGAGTACAACCCCGACACCCTTCTGAAAGGTCACGGCGATAAGTCCGTCATGCTTCTCTCTCAGTTCTACACACTGACTGATGAAGAAATCATGTGTATCCGCTATCACATGGGTGCTTTCACCGACAAGTCCGAGTGGAACGATTACACCAGAGCCGTCCGCCAGTATCCGAATGTGCTGTGGACGCACCAAGCCGATATGCTGGCAAGCCATGTTGCGGGGGTGTGAAGTATGTATATTCCAACGGTTTCTTTTGATTTCGATGGCGTAATTCATTCCTACCGAAGCGGGTGGAAGGGTGCCGCTGTTATCCCCGACCCTCCCGTAGAAGGGATTAAAGAGGTCATTGAACAACTCATAAGCGATGGTTTATGTGTGGTCATCTGTTCTTCTCGTGCGGAGTCCTTTGAAGGACAGGCGGCGATTGCTGAATGGCTGAAACACTACGGGTTCCCGATGGTGCAAATTCAAGCGAGAAAAGTTCCCTCCATCGTTCATGTCGATGACCGTACAATCTGTTTCGATGGCAGAGCAAACCACCTCCACGAACAGATTATCAACTTCAAACCTTGGTATGAAAGGGAGTCTGAAAGTGAAAATCATTGAACCTTATGTGGAGCTTATCAACGCTCCCGATTATAAGACCCTTCTGACTACTATCGAAGCCGCAGGGCGCACTTGCTATAAGTCCGAGGACAAAATCACGGACGGAAGTGCAGAGAAGTTCGTCCGGGGTATCATCAAGCGTGGTCACGAAGCTGTCATTGAGCATGGCTCTCTCACCGTCCGCTTCATCTGCGACCGGGGCGTGAGCCATGAGATCGTCCGTCACCGTCTGGCGGCGTTCTGTCAGGAGTCCACTCGATACTGCAATTACGGTAAGGAAGGCTTCGGCGGCGAGATCACCGTCATTCGTCCCTCGACCTTCGCCAAGACCGACTCGACCTACCACATCTGGAAGCGGTCGTGTGAACACGCTGAGGTCGCCTACTTCGATCTGCTGAACGGGGGTTGTACCCCGCAGGAAGCTCGATCTGTCCTTCCGAACAGTCTTAAAACCGAGGTGGTCATGACCGCCGACCTCAGAGAATGGCGGCATTTCTGCCGTATGCGCTGTCCCGTAGCGGCTCACCCTGATATGCGGGTCGTTGCCAATATGCTCCTGACCCTGCTGAAACAGACCTACCCCGTCTTCTTCGAGGACATTGAGGTATGAGGGTTAAGAAAGCTGGCGGCAAGGTGTTCGGTGCAGTCTTAACCGCCACTGAGAAGAAAGCGATGAACATGGAAATCAATCGTCAGATCGTGGAAGCCGACAGGCGCTACGCCGATGACATTGACGCTATGGTGCTTTACACCCTCCATGTTCACCTTGGTTTCGGCAAGAAGCGCCTGCGGAAGTTCTATGACGCTCTTTCTGCCGAGCATGACCGCCTTATCCAGTATTATCAAATGCCGGACGATTACACATGGCTCTGCAAAGAAATGTTGAAGCGTATCGGCGTTGATGTTGAAGCGTGGAACAAAGAAAGGAAAGAACCTGATGAAACTGAAAAGCATTGACGGCAAGGTGTCGTATATCATGGCTGCTGGAAAAGACTTCGTGAAAGATGAAATGTCGCTGGCGGCGGCAGAGCAGATTTGCTCCCGTGGAACGCAGACCGTCAGCAAGCTCTTTCCCAATTTCCCCATCTGCGTAGATGACAAGTTCTATTTTGCTGGAACCTCGACAAAGCCCAAGTCCAGCAAGTCTAAGACCCCTTGCGAGGGCTGAGATTTTCGATCTTCCTGTGGTTCGTCACCATTGTTGCAGTCCTCTGTCTAAAATTACCCACGGTTGAGGTTGAAGAACCTTCTCCCATTGTCGAGGTGGTAGAGGTAGTCACCCCGGAGCCAGAGCCGGAGGTGACACCTCAGCCGTGGACAGACGAGGAAGTGATTGTACTGGCGAAAATGCTATGGGGAGAAGCCAGAGGGGTCAGCTCTGACGCTGAGAAAGCCGCTTGTGTGTGGTGTGCGCTCAACCGTGTCGATCATGGCTACGGCAACATTATAACGGTCGTGACTACACCTAAACAATTCGTAGGGTACAACGAGGAAAACCCGGTCGATGATGCTTTGATTACTCTCTGTATAGATGTGCTGACCCGTTGGTATGCAGAGAGAGAAGGTCAGGTTGAGGTCGGTCGTGTCCTCCCTGCGGATTACCTGTGGTTCTCTGGCGATGGTAAGAGAAACTACTTCCGCAACGCCTACCGTGGCGGTGATGGATGGGACTGGTCTTTACCGAGTCCGTATGAAAGCTGAGGTAAGCCTATGAGCTATTTGAATATACCCGCCGAACTTCGAGGGGAAAAGGCATGGGTCAATGTGTGGGACGGGTCGAAAGTTCCCATGCAGGCCACCGTCAGAAAGGCGGCTTCTTCCTCTAACCCGGATACATGGTCAAATTACATTGACGCTGAACACAATGTCCAGCACGGCTACTATGACGGTCTTGGCTATGTGTTTCACGATACAGGGGTCGTAGGTATCGACATTGACGATGGCTTTACTGATGGACTTCTAAACCCGCTGGCGGCTGACATTATCGGTCATTGCCACTCCTACACGGAAAAGTCCAGAAGCGGGAGGGGGGTTCACATTCTCGTTCGTGGTGAGCTGCCCTTTAAGGGCAAGAACAACCATGCCGCCGTGGAGATTTACAAGAGCAATCGGTACTTCATCATGACCGGCGAGGTTTTGATCTTCTCCGAGATCATTGAAAACCAGTCAGCGATTGACTATGTGATCGAGAAGTATTTTCCCGACACACCGAAAGAAAGCAGTTCAGGTACGGTCACCCCTCAGCGTATCTATTCCCCTATCTACCGCCGTCCTGAAAACGGCAAGCTGATCTTGAAGCCCGAATACCCGCCTATCACACCGGGAAGCCGGAACCTCAGCCTGACTTCTCTGGCGGGTCAGCTCCACAACCAAGGTTACACCAAAGCAGAGATTTACAAAGAGCTGTTGTACGCCAACTCCCAAGCCTGCAAGCCCCCTCTCCCGCAGTCCGAGGTTGAGTTAATTGTGAACTCTGTGACGAGGTATCGACGATGAGTGCTATCGAGTGTTGTTACGGTTGTCCTGATAGGTACGCTGGCTGTCATGCAAAATGCGAGAAATATCAGCGTGAAAGAGAAGAACATGAGCGGCAGAAAGAGTTGGAGAAGCGCCAAAAGGCACAAGAGATGTACTACTATGACCGCTTCAAGTATTGGAGGTAATTATGAAACCATATCAGCGTGGCGATGTTGTCATCATTGATGTTCCCATGCTTGCCAACAGTCATATTCAGGCTGGTAAGCGTCCGTGGGTGGTTGTGCAAAACAATGTCGGCAATCAGTTTTCTTCCACCAGCATTGTCGTTCCCCTGACCACTAAAATCAAGCGGCTCGAACAGCCGACCCATGTGGCTGTCACTTGGGGTTCTTTACAGCCGAGCATGGTTGAGTGTGAACAGGTGCGTGTCGTAGATGTGTCCGATGACTGGGAGTACATCTGCACTCTGCCGCCTGAGATCATGCGCCATGTGGACACCGCTTTGAAGAACGCTTTCTTCTATGGGGAGGTGTAAATAATGACAAAACTCGAATATGACAGTTTGCAGATGGCGCTATCTGCCCTACTTGATAAAGAGCGGATATATCGCAAGCGTATAAGCGGTAGTGAACAAGACGGTTATAAGATGGGTGTCCGAGCTTGTAAAAGCGCACTTTCCAACTTTAATCCAAACAGAAAAGACAAGAAAGGTGAAATCCATGAGTGATGAAGTTATGACAGCTCCCGAAGAACAAGCTCTTTTCCAGCTCTCTAACGGTCGTTACATCATGGACGAAGCTCAGTCCAGAGTGATGTTTCAGATTAAGGAAGCACAGCCTGAGCATAGCCACCCGATCAGCGGCACGGGATATTCGTGGGACGAGTCTGGCATGGCGGAGCTGTTCTCCGAGTGCTACAAGAATGATACCCGCTACTGCCCCGAAGCGAAAAGCTGGTTCACCTACTCCGAGGGTGCATGGCGTAAGGACACCGGCTCTCTGCTGGTAGCGGAGAAGATCAAAGAGTTCTGCCGTCTGATGGCTCTTTATTGCGGTGAGATCGCCAATGAAGAACGCCGCACCGAGTACATGAAGTTCATTGTGAAGATGGGCGACCGGCGCTTCCGTGACCGGCTGATGAAGGACGCTGCCAGTGTGCTTCCTATCGCTTCGGCGGAGTTTGACGCAAACCCCTACCTTATCAACTGCAAGAACGGAACTTTCGACCTCGAAAAGATGGAGTTCCGGGAACATGACTGGCACGACTTTCTGACCATGCAGACCAACTTTAACTACACCTTGCAGGACGCACGGTGCCGCCGCTGGGAAAAGTTCATCGCTGAGGTCACTTGCAATGACGAGGACAAGGCTGATTATCTGCAAAAGGCGTTGGGCTACTCCATGCTGGGTATGGCGAACGAGGAATGTATGTTCATTCTCCACGGCAAGACCACCCGCAACGGCAAGTCTACCATGCTCTCGGCAATTCACCACCTTCTCGGTGATTATGCTTCCGTGTCTCCCGTGTCGATCATCTGCAAGGCAGAGCGGTCGAAGAACGCCGAAGCAGCGAACCCCATGCTGGCTTCTCTGAAAGGCAAACGGTTCGTCACGATGGCAGAGAGCAACCAGTATGGCAAGCTGGACGAGGAAACGATTAAGCAGCTCACGGGCGGCGAGGAAATCAAAGCCCGAAACCTCTATGAGACTGCCACGACTTTCCTGCCGCAGTTCACCCTTTGGCTCTCCTGCAACGATCTTCCTACTGTCAGCGACAAATCCCTGTTCGCTTCCGACCGTGTGCGGGTCATTGAGTTTAACCGCCACTTCACCGAAGCGGAGCAGGACAAGAACCTGAAAAACGAGTTCCAGACACAGGAAGCCATGCAGGGCATTTTCGCTTGGCTGGTCACTGGGTACTTTAAGTATAAGCGGTTCGGCCTGAAAATGTCTCCCACCATGCGGAAGGTGGTCAACCAGTACGAGCGTGACAACGATCTGTGCTTGCAGTTCCTCGAAGAACGCTGTGAGCAGGCCGAGGGAATCAACACCCGCTCTAAGTCCCTGTTTGACGCTTACAAGATTTGGTGCAAGTCCAACGGGTACTTTGCCTGTTCTGCCAAGCGGTTCAACGCCGACATGGAAACACACCCTGAGTGGCACGGCGGCAAGGTCGTGTATCAGGGCTACCCCGTCTACAAGAACCTCAGACTGAAAGGAGCGTCCTAATGAACCGTTCATGTAACTCTATCCTATGCCGCTTCGGTATCCACACAGCAGACCCGTATGTTCATATTCAGGTCAGGTGCCGTAATGGTTCTCACCGCTGGCAGAGCAATTATGAAATCTGTAAGCGGTGCGGCAAACGCCTGAGAAAAATCCGCATTGTAAAGGAGCGTCCGTGATGAAAATTACTCTTGATATTCCCGATGGCATTATTGCGGGGTTCTTCAATGGTGTAGAGGTCACGGCTCACGATATGCAGTTGGTGTCCTATCAACTCAGCACTGACGATCTGAAAGATGGTAACACCGTAAAACTCCCTCGTGAACAGGAGGTGACAGTATGATTGCCACCAATGAAGAACTCGCCCTGCTGGAAAAGTGGAAGCGAAAACTCTGCTTGCAGGAGTGGCGGATAAAGCTATTGACCCACCTTCACCCCGAAGAAATGATGGTGCGTAATACCACAGGTTGTACCGAGTGGTCAGAAGCAATTAAGACCGCTCGTATTGAGATCATCAACCCTGCCTGCTATGGCGACCGCATTGTGCCGTTCAACTTTGAAAAGACATTGGTACATGAGTTGTTGCACCTGAAATTCTCTTTCTGGTGTCAGGACGAGTATAGCGTAGCTGACAGGCTTATGCACCAGTACATTGACGATCTCGCAAGAGCATTTACGGAGGTGAACAACGATGAATAATGACGCTGTGAGAGAGTTGCTGAACGCCATTGGTGCTTTGGCTGAAATGTCTCTGAATTTTTACAGGGCTTTACTCAATGCTGGTGCGACCAAAGAAGAAGCCTTTGTGCTGTTGCAGTCGTTCATCTCTGCTTCCATTCACGGCAACAAGGAGGAAAGCGATGAAAACTGAGAAAAAGAACCTCCGCCGTATTTCCATCGTAGTCACGGCACAGACCAAGGGGAACCTTGAACGGTTGGCGGCGGTCTGCGGCTACTCTGAGATCGGTCGGGTGGTTGACAAACTCACCCGTGAAAAGATGATCTCCCTTCATGACTTTGAAAGAAAGGAGAAGCACTATGAATGATATAATGGAGCAAATCAAAACGCTTTCTGCTGCCTTGGACGAGGAAACCACCCGCTTTCACCCTACCGGTAGACTGCTGTTGCTGGGTTCCTACGAGAGTGTATTTCTGAAAGCGGTCAAGCGCAAGGCTGATCTGTTGGGTATTGATTGTGACCTCACTCAATACCCCTGCCCTCCGTACAAGGCCGTGGTAGTGGACAGAGAAACCGTCCCGTCTGACATTAAGCTCACCGCCGAGGTTGACATTGACCACTCCTACTCACAGGGAATGTCATCGGTGTCTCAGGCGACTTTAGCACTCTTGCTGGCATTGGACTTGGTTTACGCTAAGGACATTACCATTGTAGGCCGGGGTCACGCCGTTCAGAACTTGGCAAAGTACCTCACTCTCGATAACGCAACTGTGACGGTGGCACACTCCAAAACCAAGAGTCTCTTACAGGCCACGATGAACCGTGATGTGGTGATCTATGCCACGCCGACTATCACGAAGGACATTTCCTACAACACCCGTGATCTGGTCATCAACCTTGGCAACAGCGTTCCCCACCCTGACCGTTTTAACTGCCCCTATGTGAACAGGATTGGTCAGCTCACCGTGAGCGTGTTGCTCAACCGCTTTGCGAGAAAGGAGCATAGAGCATGAGTGACATTCTGACAACTATCGCCGCCGTTGAATGGATTGTTGTAGGTTGCCTATTCCTCTGGCGACTGCGCCACTGGAACCGCCGCTTTTCGGAACTCTATGACGAGCTGCGAAAGGAGATCGACCATGAATAAAGAAGACGCTCACATCGTTGTGGCGATGGCAAACCATAGCATGAATATTGGTGAAGTCTCTCGTCAACTTTTCATGCACAGAAACACCGTGACCTATCATCTGGACAAGGTGAAGCGGCAGACCGGGTTAGACCCTCGGCGGTTCTATGATTTGGTCGAGCTGGTGAAGATGGCTCAGGAGGTGTTGGAAAGTGAAACTGAGGGAGTTTAATTTCAACAGTTTGAAACACCCATTTGCCCTTACGACTTTGTGTGTCAGAGATGGAGATAAATCGTATGAAGGGCTATCTGTCGGAGAAACCTTGCGTATGCTTCCTCTGGAACTTGCTGATCGAGAGATTGATAAAAGTTGGTGGTTCTTTAATACTTTCGTCATCACACTCAAATGAGTTAGGTGACAAAGGTGATAAAGGTGAGTGTTTTTGCAAAGACTTTTTTCAAATTGGCGTGTTTTGAAAAATCGTTTTTCGTATTTTAGGTGAGTTAGGTGAGTAATCGGGCATAAATGCCTATAACTCTCTCTTATACGCGCGTATATAGAAATAGTTATAGGGAAATGCACCCGATTACTCACCTTTATCACCTTGGCAACTTTGAAAGGAGAAAACGACTATGGCAGATGAAATTGTGAAAAAGCGCACTCGGCCTGACCGTAAGGAAGCCCTGAGCGTCCATACAGAGCCGGGTGACAATAGAAAATATCTGGAACATTCGATGGTCATGTTGGACTGGCCTGATGTGAATGTGAGAGAGCCTGAACAGGTCAAAGAGCGTATGGGAATGTACTTTACCCTGTGTGCTCAGGACGATATGAAGCCCTCTGTTGCTGGTATGGCATTGGCTTTTGGAGTTGATAGAAAGACGATATGGGCATGGGCAAATGGTGTGGATAGTAAGACGTTACCCGCCGAGAGCCGTAACTTGATTAAAAAGGCGTATCAACTTTTGAACGCTCAGATGGAAAGTTATATGCAGAACGGAAAGATCAATCCGGTCGCCGGTATCTTCCTGATGAAGAACAACATGGGTTATGCGGACAAGCAGGAGGTCGTGTTGACACCCAACCAGCAGCTCGGAGATCAGGTTTCCGCCGAGGACTTGGAGAAGAAGTATCTCGAAGATGTGGTGGGTGCGTCCAGCGACTATGACTCGGAGGACTGAGCGACTTTCACGACTTTTGCGACTATGGCTTACGACTATGCCGAGCGACTTTACGACTTTCGCCCGAACGACTTTGCGACTTTCCGGCGAGGGTCTGCGACTATGACAGAGCTGCCGATCTCCCGCTCCGGGGTCGGCGGCTTTTTCTCTCCCGGCAGGCCGGGCGGCGGGTTCCATCGGGGCGGCGTGGGCGCTGCCGGGGTTCCGGCCTGATCTGAAAGCGGAAACATTTTTCAGCCCTTTATATTGTATAGCTGCCGTATTTGCAAAAAATCTTGATTTTCTTTTGTATTTACACTTGACAGGTAAATGCAATCATGCTATATTACAGATACCGAAAACGAGTAAATGTAAATCAACCGCCGACAGCCCAACAGGGCAGAAAAGGAGAACACAAAATGAAAATTAGATTTTTTGACAGTTTCGCAGAGTTCGAAATGAGCGGCACCGCTGGCAATTATGAGGAAATCACCGTTGTTCGTGAAAATGGCTGGATTAAATGCGATCTCATGACCGAGTGCAAGAGTTACAAAACGGCGTTGCGCCGCTTCTTCAAGGCTCTGACAAATGTCCCGGAGGTTTCCGGCTGGTATGAGGACATGAGCGAGAGCGCCGAGAACGGTTATTTTCAGATGAATGATAACACGATGGCAGACGGAACCCGGAACCCCTTCCCCGGCTACGCTTGGGAGATTGAAGACCATGACGGAGCATGGTATATTTTCTTGAATGTGAAGACCGATGAACCCGAAGACCCCGCCGCCAAGAAGTTTCCGAAGCTCTGTGAAGCCGTTCACGCCGAAGCCCTCTCCCGTATGGACGGGAAGAAGTTCTATATTGAAAATGGCTACTGCCGGACATGGGTGGCAGAACACCGGGGAGAACCTGATCGGGCTTTGCGGGAGTATCTGACCCCGGCGAAGTGGGACGCATACAAGGCCGGAACCCTGAGCCGTGAAGCGGCTGTGCTGGTGGCTACGGAGCGGGCTTTTTCCGATGTGAAAAAGTGGGAAGCCCAGCAGCTCGAAAAGCTGAGAACCGCCGCCGCTGCTCCCGTTCTCTCGTTCCTGTCTGTTGATGTGGAATGGAAACGAAATAGCTATTGGGGCAACAATCCCACGGCGACAGCATGGGCGGACGATGGCACCACCACCGGCCACGCTTCCGGGTGCGGGTATGACAAGGAGAGTGCCGCCGTAGGCGAAGCCCTGAACCAGTCCCCCGCCGTTCTGCGGGTGCTGTATGAAGCAGCGGAAGCCGCCTTGCAGGAGGGGCGGAGCTTTGAAACGCTTTCGAGCGGTTGCGTTTCGTGGCATGAGGTGCTGGGCTATGGTTCCGGGTATAATATTCTTCCCTATTTTGAAGGCGGCGTGGGTGTGTCGTGCTTCTGGTCTATCCTCAGCAAATGCGGGTACATCTGCCGCACTTCTCCGAGTGGTCGCCATTTTGACCACTACACCGCAGAGCGGGAGGGGGCGTAAATATGAAACCTTGGGACGGTGTATTTCAGCAGTACCGCTATAAAGCCCCTGAGCGGCTTCTGGTGGACGCTGGCGGCTCGGTGTATTACTTGACCCCGGAAGGGCTTCCGGCGCTCTGGTGCGCTTCTGAGCGCCTAAGAGGGCATTTGCATAGGCTATGGAACATCACACACGGCGAAGCGGTGGAAAATCTCGCATACATCGCCGCCACGGGTCGGAACTGGTGAAGGAGGAAGAAACCATGTTATCAATCAATCTGCAATCCCGCATTTTCACGGAATACCACGCCGGGAAGGAGTTCACCACCGGCACCCGCTACCGCTACACCCTCCAATATAACCCGCTGGCGCTTCTGCATACTTGGGTCATTCGGCAGGCCAAAAGCGGCGGGGCGTGGGAGTGGGTGCAACCTCTCGCCGTTGATCTTCAATTCACGCCGAGAGGGAGCGCACGAAGGGCGGTGAACGGTTGATGTATTTTGTTCTTCTGGTTCTCCTGCTGCCGGTGCAAATCCTGATTGAAATATTGAAATTGAATAAGTGAACGCCGCCCCGGAATAGTACCGGGGCGGTTATTTTTGCGCTTTTCGGCCTGATCTGTGCGGCGTGAATGGGTGACGGGGGCGGGGGATATGCCAGCGGCAGCGAGGGCGGGGTGAGCTGAAAAATATCCGCAAAAAATAAAAAGGCTTATTTACACTTACCTATTGACAATTACATTTACCTATGCTATCTTATATGCAAGAGGTGATCTTATGATGATATTCAAAAATGCAATCGGCTATATCCGAGTCTCCACCGAGCGACAGGCCGATGATGACAAATACGGTATCGAGGTTCAGAAGCAGGCCATTCTTCTCTACGCCAACGACAACGGCTATAACATCGTAGACTGGAAGGTCGATGAAATCAGTGGTGCGAAAGATGACCGTCCCGGCCTGAACGAAATCCTTTATGGGGACGATGTAAGCAACCCTCCCTATGAAGCGGTGATCGTATTCAAGAATGACCGTGTGGCTCGTGATACCAAGCTGTACTTCTACTACCTATATGTGCTGGAAAAGAAGAACATCAAACTTCTGAGTACGCAGGAGAGCTTCACGGAGGGCAGCGAGTTTGCTAACATCTACCGTGCGCTGCTTCAATTCGTGGCAGAGCAGGAGAGAAAGAACATCGCTCTGCGAACCGGCAAGGGTCGTTCCATCAAGGCTTCCTGCGGTGGGTACAGCGGTGGTCGCCGTCCTTACGGCTACAAGGTGGTTGATGGTGTTCTCACCATTGACGAGCAGGAAGCTCCTATCGTGAAGTTCATCTTCGAGAAGCACGAGGACGGCGTTTCCATGCTGGGTATCACGGAGCTGCTGGAAAAGGCGGGATACCAGACCCGTTCCGGCAAGCGGTTTCAGGTGTCTACCATCAAGAGTATTCTTGGAAACCGCCCTCTGTACGAGGGTATGTATAAATACGGCGACATGAATTGGGTCAAGGGTGTTCATGAGCCTATTTTGAAGACGGAGTGTTAAATATGAAAGATCTTTATGGACTTCGCAGCGAAGACATAGATATGCTCAAACAGGCAGGTTACGGTGATGACATATTCTATGTTGGAAATTATGGAATATCCGATGTAACCGGAGAGCAACTTTTCTTTGTTTCGTTCTATACTTCCGAGCAACAGAATAAAGCCTATAAATATCTTTATGAAAGTAAATGAGGGGTAAGAAAGGTTGGGTGAAATGAAAAAAGTGGCATGGCTGATAGGGCTGGCGGTTATCACAGTTTTCTTTCTGGTCGGGTGTTCTAAGAAGGACTCGGCTGAACCTGTTGCGTGGGACTCGGCTCTTTCCGAAGCCGGGTTCACCGATGACGAGATCGCAAGCTATCGGGAAGTGTTTGACACCGTTGGCGTGACCGATTTTCACGATGTTTCTATCGTAGATAATGACCCGATGACCGTGATTTGTGGTAAAATCTATGACAGCGAGGATTTACAGCTCAATGTGACGCTGGAAAACCGTCAGATCATCTATGTAGAGCTGGCGGGTATCCCTGACACCAAGACCCAAGCCTATTTCAACTGGCGTGGCAAAGTGAAATGGAAGACAGTGCACACGAAAAAAACAGTTGAGCTGTATTCTGACACCGAGGGCGGCTATTTAGGGGTTCTGGATTGGGACAATAAGACGATTTCGGAGTATGAGGGCTGATACCATGAGATTTTTTCTCAATGTAATCGGGTATTTCCTGATTGTTAGTTCTGTTTTGCTGGTTCTGGCGTTTGTGATACCGAAAATTCTATAATCGGCTTCTGCGAGGGCAGGAGTGACAGCCATGACGGGCTATCTGTGTAGAAATACACGGGTAGCTCGTTTTTTTTGTTGGAAAGGAAATGCACATGAATTATGAAAAACTCTCCGGCTCTATCCGGGCTGTGATCGACCGGCGACCGGGAGATAACGGGGCGTACAGCGACCTCTTTTCTCTGTGCCGGGAGTGGGAAACTGAGGATTTCTCGGCGGCACACAAGGTAAACAAGGAACTGCTGGCGCTCTCGGCAGATCAGGTAGTCCGTGGCGGCGGGGCGAAGTTCTATGAACAATGGCGGCGGTGTCTTCTCTTTGAAGCGCCCCATGATTTTGACTCTTTCATGACCTACATTGAACTCGACCGCAAGCCGGAAAAGCGGTTCTATGCTCCCCGGAAGCATTATCTCAGACCGATGGTGCAGGGGTTTCAAGATGTTCTGGACGGGAAGCTGCGCCTTTTGACGATTTCCATGCCAAAACGAGCGGGTAAGTCACAAACAGGTATCAATTTTGTGAACATGATCTCCGGCAAGTTCCCTGATCGCTCGACTCTGATGGAAGGGACAGGCGATGACCTTGTAAAGAGCTTCTACAATGGTTGTCTGGAATACCTGACAGTTCCCAACGAGTATCTGTTCTACGATGTGTTCCCGGACGCACGGTTGGTACAAACCAACGCCGACACGAAGACGGTGAACCTGAAAAGCAAATCCCGTTTCCCCACCATCATGTGTCGTTCCATTGACGCTCGACAGGTGGGTTTGTCCGAAGCTACCAATGTCCTCTATCTCGATGACTGTGTGGAAGGTCGTGAGGAAGCGAAGAACCGCCAGCGGCTCGATGACAAGTGGGAAGTGATCTCCGGCGATATTATGGGTCGTGCCATTGAAGGTACGCCGATGGTTTTCACCGGCACTCGCTATTCCCTGTATGACCCCATCGGTCGTGTGCAGGAACACGCACAGCGGGAGGGCTGGGCTTGGAGAGCGATTGAGATACCCGCCCTCGATCTCGTGACGGACGAGAGCAATTATGAATACGAGCGGGAGGGTAAGAAGGTCTTTACCACGGCTTATTTCCGGGAGCAGCGGGAGCTTCTGAGCGCAGAGCAGTTTGAGAGCGAGTTCCAGCAACAGCCCTTTGAAGCGAAAGGTCTGCTGTTCAACAAGGACGAGCTGAACTACTTCTTTGAGCTGCCGAAAGACCGTGACCCGGATACTATCATCGCCGTTGGCGATACGGCGGAAAGCGGCTCTGACTCGACCTCTATGCCGGTGGCGAAGATTTACGGCAACGATGTGTATATCGTTGATGTGGTCTTTGATGACTCTCCCGCTGAGGTGACGAAGCCGGAATGTGCCAAGTGCCTGATCGAGAACAAGGTTGCTTCCGCCGTCTTTGAGTCCAACAACGCCGGTCAATATTATGCCAGAGATGTTGACCAGATCATTCGTGAGCGTGGGTACTCTGTTGGTATCCGCACGAAGCGCACGATCTCCAACAAGCAGACCCGTATTGAGTTCGCTTCCGACAACATCAAGAAGAACTTCTACTTCAAGCACCCCTCCACCTACAAGCGGGGCAGTCAGTATTGGAACTTCATGAAGGAAGTGACCACCTACACCCGCTCCGGCAAGGTTCCGCACGATGACGCTCCTGACTCCCTCTCTCTGTTGGAGAACGAAATCCGTATGTTGTCCGGGAGCAAGGTGGAGGTCTTCAAGCGTCCTTACTGAAAGGTTGGTTTTGACAAATGTTGTGGCGAATGGTATGATGAAAGGTTAGTATTGACAACCATTGGAGAGTTTGATACAATGATAAGAGAGATAATAGGTAGAGGGGAGGTATTCTGTCTTGGGCTGTTTCGGTCGTAAGAAAATCTTTACCGATGTGATGGAAATTACACGAGACAATGTGCTGGACGTGCTGAGAAAGGCACTTATTACGCATTGGTCGAACAAAGCAGATATGGAATATCTCTATGCCTACTACAAAGGCAGACAGCCGATTTTGAACCGTAAAAAGGAAGTTCGCCCTGAGATTCAAAACAATGTGGTCGAGAACCGTGCCAATGAGATCGTGTCCTTCAAGGTCGGCTATTTGATGGGGGAACCCATTCAGTATGTCAGCCGAAGTGATGATAAGATGGTTGCCGACAAGATCACCACTTTGAACGGCTACTGTCTTTCCGAGGATAAGGCCGCAAAGGATAAGGAACTGGCAGATTGGTTTCACATCTGCGGCACGGCATACCGCATGGTGCTTCCCGACAGCGTGTTTGAGAAGGAAAGCGATGAAGCTCCCTTCGAGATTTACACCCTCGACCCTCGGTTTGCTTTCGTGGTGTACGCCAATTCCATCGGTGAACCGCCCGTGATGGGTGTGAAGTACATTCAGCGGTCAGACGGTGTAGTGGTTTACAGCATTTATACGAAAGACCGCTATTTCGAGGTTGAAAACCAGAGTATAATCGTCCGGGAAGAAGCCCAGTCGCTCGGTATTCCCATTATCGAATACCCGGCGAACAACGCTCGGTTGGGTGCTTTCGAGATCGTTCTTCCCTTGCTGGACGCTATCAATACGGTGGACAGCAACCGTCTTGACGGTGTAGAACAGTTTGTTCAGGCGCTCATGCTGTTTCACAATGTTGACATTTCCGGTGATGATTTCTCCAAGCTGCGGGACGAGGGTGCGATCAAGTACAAGGACATTGACCCGCAGTATAAAGCGGAGATCAAGTATCTGACCTCCGAACTGAACCAGAGCCAGACACAAACATTGGTCGATCACCTCTATAACACGGTGCTGACGATCTGCGGTATGCCAAACCGCAACGGTGGTTCTTCCACCAGCGATACCGGCTCTGCGGTCATCATGCGTGATGGTTGGTCGGCAGCGGAAGCCAGAGCTAAGGACTCCGAGCTGATGTTTAAGCTCTCCGAAAAAGAGTTCTTGAAGCTGGTTCTGCATATCTGTTCCGATCTGAGTGATCTGGAATTGAAGCTGTCGAACGTGGAGGTTCGCTTTACTCGGCGCAATTATGAAAATATTGCTCAGAAAGCGACCGTATTGACCACTATGCTCAGTAATCCTAAGATTGCTCCCGTTCTGGCCTTTACCCATTGCGGTATGTTCTCCGACCCGCAGCTTGCCTACCGTATGAGTATGGATTATGCTGAGGAACAGGAGAAAAAGGCAGCTGAACTCGCAAGCAAGCAGAAGGAGGTTCGTCCTGATGGAGAAGGAAATCCGCCTGACCCCGGAAGCGGTCAGGAAGATTGAGGAAATCTTGACTACGGGAAAGACTGTTGAGATTGCCGAGCGGCACGAGAAAGTGGTCGTGTGGGCGGTCAGCAGCAAAAAGAAATATGAACAGCCTATCGCATAGGCGGTAGGAACAGCCATTACGGGCTACTGATACCGAAAAGGTATTGGTAGCCCTTTTATTTATCCTTCCAATGCCCTCGGAGTTTTCGGACAGTCCGTGAAAGCTCAGTCTTTTCGGAGATATGAGAAAGGCGAAGACAATGGTTTGACCGCCGTAGGGCGTTGAATAGGCAGAGAAGCCTTAAATCACAAAACGGAGAGAACCGTAAACACAAAAGTATAGTGCGGAGATGCACTCTAAAAAGCGCAGAAAGGAACGATTGTATGGCAAAGATTGATGTTTCCACCATTGAAGGCTTTGCAGATATGACCGCAGAGCAGAAAGCGGAAGCCCTTGCAAACTACGAGTTTCCCGACCCTGATTATACCGGCTATGTGAAGAAAGATGTTTTTGACAAGACTGCTTCCGAGCTTGCGTCTTGGAAAAAGAAGCACAATGAGCTTCTTTCTGAGGAAGAACGCAAGAAGCTGGAAAATGAGCAGATGTTCGAGGAAATGAAGAACAAGCTGGCGGGATTGGAAAAGGAGAAGACCGTTTCCAGTTACAAGGCGAGTTTCGCCGCACAGGGTTATCCTGAGCTGCTGGCGACCGAAGCCGCTACCGCTATGGCGAACGGTGAGATGGATAAGGTCTTTGCCGCACAGAAGACGTTTCTGGAACAGTATGAAAAAGATGTAAAAGCCAAGGTTCTGAAAGAAACCCCCAAGCCCCCTGCCGGTGGCAAGGGCGGCGAGATGACCAAGGCTGATTTTCTGAAACTCGACACCAAAGCCCAGTTGGAGTTCATCAAGGAACATTCTGACTGGCAGACAATTTTGAAGTAATTATGGAGGTAAAACATTATGGCTACCTATCTCGGCTTCCCGTTTGACCCTGAGCTGTTTAATTACAACTGGGCAAACGCAAAAGACCCCACTCTGACCGCTATGTTTGAGAGCGGCGCTGTCGCCCCGAACGCAGAGCTGGCACGGCTGATCGCTAACGGCTCTGATTTCTACACCCTGCCCTTTTACAAGGTCATCGGCGGCACTCCTGAGAACTACGATGGCGCAACCGACATTACCCTGACCGACCCCGCTGGCGGCGCTCAGAACGGTATCGTGTTCGGTCGTGCGCACGGCTGGAAGGAGAAGGATTTCATCGTTGATTACAACAGCGGTGCCGACCCCATGCAGCAGATCGTGTCTCAGGTGTCCAAGTATTGGCAGAAGCAGCGTCAGTCCATCATGCTGAAAATCCTCAATGCGGTCTTCGGCGTGACCGGCAGCGGTGAGTTTGCTGATTGGGCGAACCACACCACCGACCTGTCTTCCGCTTCTACCACCGTTGCGGACGCTAACAAGATGGGCGCTACCACCATCGGTGACGCTATCCAGAAGGCCGTGGGTGATAACCAGGACGCCTTCCAGCTTGTGTTTATGCACAGCAAGGTCGCCACGAACATGGCTGGCCTGAAACTGCTGGACTTCCTCAAGTACACGGACGCAAACGGCGTGGAGCGTCCCCTGCGTATCGGCACGGTGAACGGCATGACCGTGATCGTGGACGATGGCTGTCCCACCACCGCAGCGGATACTTCCAAGGCAGCGACCTACACCACTTACGTTCTTGGTCTGGGCGCTATCCAGTACGCTCCCGCCCCCGTGAAGGTTCCTTCCGAGCTGACCCGTGATGCTCTCAAGGGCGGCGGCTATGACGCTCTGGTGACTCGTATTCGTGAAACCATGCACCCCAACGGTTTCAGCTTCACCAAGCCCACCAGCGGCTACACCGCTTCCCCCACGGACGCTCAGCTTGCGGCTACCGCCAACTGGTCTATCGTGGCTGACCCCAAGACGATTGCGCTGGCGAAGATCATCACCAACGGCTAAGGAGGTTCACCATGTTCTATGTTTCTGACGGAAAAGTGTATGTGCGGGAGGGAGATCACTTCCGTAATGTGGGCTTTACCGCAAAGGACAAGGTGATTACTCGGCGTGAACTGGAAAGCACCTCTGTGGTGATGGGTACGGTGGTTGTTGATACTCTCGACAACCCCGTAGCCCTCACCCGTGAGGAAATCATTACCAAGTTCAATCTGTCCGAGGAAAATCCCATTCCCGTTATCAAGAAGTCCCGCAAGAAGTCCGAAGAACCCGCTGAATGACAGGAGGTGGAAAGCATGACGGACGCTGAGAAGTTGAAAATGGTGAAAGCCATGACCGGCGAGACAGACGAGGACACGCTTTCCACCTACCTTTCTATCGCCGGAAACAAGGTGTGCCGCAAGGCATACCCCTTTGACCCCACCGTGACCGCCGTGCCTGACCAGTACGCTCACATTCAGGTAGAGGTTGCCGTGTATCTGCTGAACAAGCGGGGAGCCGAAGGGCAGACCGCTCACAGCGAGAACGGTATCTCCCGCTCCTATGAAGACGGCGATGTGCCGCCTACGCTGCTGAGGGACATTGTTCCCTTTGCCGCTGTGATGGGAGGTTGAGTGCATGAGAACGCTGAACCGCAACAAATCGCCCTTCTGGTATCTGCTGTATGACCACAAGGGGCCTGCAAAGGACGAGTACGGCAACGAAACCGGTGAGGAACTGGTGGTTTACAAGCCTGCCGTGGCAATGAACGCCAATATCTCGGCGGCGACCGGCTCCGCTCAGGTGGAGCAGTTCGGTAATTTCGCAGGGTACGACAAGGTGATCGTCACTGATGACCTGAGCTGCCCCATTGACGAGAATACCGTGCTGTTCATTGACAAGGAACCGCAGTATGACGAGGACGGGAAACCGCTCTACGATTACATGGTCAAGCGGGTCGCCAAGTCTCTCAACTCCATTTCCTATGCGGTCAGTAAGGTGACGGTATCGTGAGTCAGACGATCAATGTTCCGCTCTCCGGGAGAGGAATTGAGCGGCTGATACGGGAAACCGAGAACTGGAAGAACCGGCTTCAAGAGCGGATTGCAGTCTTTCTTGACCGAGTGGCGCAGGAGGGCATGGAGAGAGCTTCTGTCAAGTTCTCGCAGGCCGTTTATGACGGCACGAACGATGTTTCCGTGACGGTGGAACCCCGTGGGAACAATGTTCGGGCGGTGGTGGCGACAGGTGGGGCTACCCTGTTTATCGAGTTCGGTACAGGTGTGACCTACCCGGACGATCACCCGGAAGCCGGAGAACTCGGTATGAAGCGTGGCGAATACGGTCAGGGTCACGGCAAGCAACACTCTTGGGGTTATTACGGCGACACCGGCACGAACGGAGTGCTGAAAGAAAAGAAAAACGGCGG